TATCATGTACCTGTGTGGATTCGGGTGGTCATTCTACAAATGCTGTATATGAATTTACTAAACCTAGACAATCAAGAAGAATCTTTGCTATTAAAGGTTTAAGTGTTGCTGGCAAGCCAATTGCTAATAAACCCTCTTATGTTGGTAAAAACAAAGCTGTTTTATACGGGATTGGTACAGATACGGCTAAAGAACTAATCTTTTCACGATTAATGACAGATTTAGATAAAAGCACCTTACATTTTCCTCATAACGTGGATGAAGATTACTTTTTGCAGCTTACAGCAGAGAAAAGGGTAACAAAGTTTGTTAGAGGTAGAAAATCATTAGTTTGGAAGCAAATACGGCCTAGAAATGAAACCCTTGACTGTTTAGTATACTGCTTTGCTGCTGTTTATATTTTAAACCCTAATTGGGACTTATTAGAGATGAAAACTCTTGATTCAGAGGTTGTAGAGCCTAATAAAGATGATTCTAATCCATTAATAAGGCGTAAAACGCGAAGAAATACTAATTTTGCTAATAATTGGAAAGATATATAAACATCATACCCAACAGTTGACATATTTATAAAAAACCTTAGTGTCTTATATTAGATACATCTAATTTTATAACGAGGTTTTTTGCTTGAGCAACGTATTTGATAGAACCAATTACCCAGATAAAGAGCCTTATGAATTGGTTGTGGGTGATTATTGGACTTGGAAAAGAGAAGATTTAACAAACGATTATCCAACTGATTCATATTCATTGAGTTATAGATTTCATTGTGATAGTGGCGGGAGTGGATCACATCAATTTACAATTAATGCCGTTGAGTCTGATGGTATTTATTACATAGAAGTTCCTTCAACAACTACAGATGATTACAATCCCCATGATTATATCTGGGGTGCTTATATAACAAAAACTTCAGACTCTAACAGGATACAAGTAGGTGAGGGTAAAACAACAATATTACCTAATCTTGCTAATACTAACGCTGATTTAAGAAGTCATAGCAAAAAAGTTTTAGATAATATAGAGGCTGTTATTGAAGGTAGGGCCACTATAGACCAATCATCTTTTTCTATTGGCACTAGATCACTTTCAAGAATGTCTATTGATGAGCTTATGAGCTTCCATGACATATATGCAGGCAGGGTTAAGAACGAAGAAAAGCGTTCTCGTATAAAAAATGGTGATAGTTCTGGTAATAATATCGGAGTGCAATTCTAATGGCTTGGTACGACAATTTACTTGGAAGAAGAAAACAACAAAAATCAATTAAATTGAATCAAAGGACCTTTCAAGGTGCAAACACTGGTCGTTTATTTTCTGATTTTTCATCAACTTCTGCTAGTGCTGATTCAGAAATACAACCAAATATAAGAATATTAAGAGCAAGAGCTAGAGAATTAGCAAGAAATGACTCTTATGTTGCAAGATATTTAAATTTAATGATATCTAATGTTGTTGGAAGGTCTGGAATAAGAATATCCTCTAAAGCAAGGGATGATAATGGTTCTTTAGATATGAGTGCTAACCAGCAAATAGAAAGTGCTTGGAAGCAATGGTCTAAGAAAGGCATTTGCGTTGCTAATGGTCGTATGAGCTTCTTAGACGCACAAAAGCTAATGGTTGAGACTTTATATAGAGATGGTGAAGTTTTGATACAACATATTCCAACAAACGCTAATAAATTTGGATATATGATACGTTTCTTTGAGGCAGATCATTTAGACGAAGATTACAATGACATTGCTGCTAACGGCAATTCTATTAAAATGGGTATAGAAGTAGATTCTTATGATAAACCTGTTGCATATTATCTATTTAAAGATCATCCATACGATACCCTTCACGCAAAAACAAGAAAATACATAAGAGTGCCAGCAGAAGAGCTTTCGCATATTTATTTAGCAAATAGACCAGAGCAAACAAGAGGAGTCTCTCCTATTTCTACAGCAATGGCTAATATCAAAATGCTTAACGGTTATTTAGAGGCAGAAATAGTGGCTGCTCGTACAGCAGCATCTAAATGCGGCTTCTTTACAAGTCCCGATGGAGATTCATACGTTGGTGATGGTATTGAAGATGGTTACAACCCAGTTATGTCAGCACAAGCGGGAACTTTTGAGCAATTGCCTGCTGGTGTCCAATTTACTAGCTTTGAGCCAACACACCCATCAACAGCTTTTGATTCATTTACCAAGTCAGTATTGCGATCAATAGCTTCTGGTTTAAACATTTCATATCATTCTTTAAGTAATGACCTTACATCAGTAAATTACAGCTCAATAAGACAAGGAGCTTTGGAGGACAGAGCTGCTTATCAAATAGCCCAGCAATTAATGGTAGACCACATGATTGAGCCTATATTTAAAAAATGGCTTGAATCATCAATATCTTCTGGTGCAATCAATCTTCCTATAGGCAAATTTGATAAATTTTTTAATTCTACTAACTATGTTTGTAGAGAATGGGCTTGGATTGATCCTTTAAAAGAAATGAACGCTCATGTTGTTGGATTGCAGAACGGAATAACCACTTATACAGAAATAGCAGCTTCTAAAGGTATAGATGCTGAAGAATTGATGGAAATACATCAAAAAGAAAAAGATTTAATGGATCAATATGGAGTAAAAACCGCATATCAACCATTTGGAAATAAACAACCAGTTCCAGCCGAAGGTTATGGTGAAACTGAGGACGGGGAATAATTATGTCAGAAAATTTAATAACAACTAGCGAGGAAAATGAAATGGATGATATTAATATTGAAAACACCATTTCTGAGACTGAAGAAGTTGTAGAAACTGAAGTAGAGGAAGTGAAAGCTGAATCTGAAGAAGTGGAAACGACTGAACCAGAGGAAATGGCTGTTGAAGTTGAAGGTGATAAAGATAGATCTAATTCTAGTGAGATTACTTACAGAACTATAGATTTATCTAGGGCTTCTTATATAGACGAAGAAAAACGTACTGTTAGGGTTGGTGTCAGCTCTGAACAGGCGGTGGATCGTTCGTTTGGAAAAGAGGTTTTAGATCACAAAAGAGAGTCTATAGATACTGAATTTATGGATTCAAAAACTGCACCATTATTGCTTGACCACGATATGTCAAAGCAAATTGGTGTAGTAGAAGATTTTATGATTGATGAGGGTGCAGCTAGGTCAGTTGCAATTGTACGCTTTGGGAAAGGCGAACTTGCTTCAGAAATTTTCAATGATGTCCGTGATGGTATTAGGAAAAATATCAGCGTGGGATATCAAATTAACAAAATGGAACGCATGCAAGATGAAAAAAATGGTGATTACTACAGGGCTGTAAATTGGAGTCCGCGTGAAATTAGCTTGGTTAGTTTGCCAGCTGATACATCATTAAAAGTCGGGGTAGGTCGTTCTCAAAATAAACAAGAATTAAATTTTAAGGAAATTGAAATGGAAACAGAAAATAAAACTGATTCAAATGCTGTAAGAAGTAGCGATAATGCTGCTGAATTAGCAAAAGTCAGAAATGATATAAAAGAGATAAGTGCATTAGGTGCTCATCACAATCAAAGAGATTTAGCTGATAAAGCTATTCAAAATGGTACTAACCTAGAGCAATTCAGAGGCGAGTTATTAAACACTATCGCTAACGATAAGCCTTTAGAAGTTGCACCAGCAACAGTTGGTCTTAATGACAAAGAAAAAGGCGAATACTCTTTAATAAGAGCTATTAATGCTGCTTCAACAGGTGACTGGTCTAAAGCTGGTTATGAAAGAGAGTTATCAGAAGATATCGCTCAAAGATCAGGTAAGGAAGCTAGAGGTTTTTATATGCCTTCAGACCTTAACTGGGGACAAAGAGACCAAACTGTTTCACCAACAAGTGCTGGTGGATTTTTAGTTGGTACAGACCATCTTGCAGATCAGTTTATTTCAGCTCTATACGCTAAATTAACTATTGGTGAGCTGGGCGCGAGAACTATGGTTGGACTTAAAGGTAACGTATCTGTGCCGAAGTTATCAGCTCAAACAACTAATACTGCTTTTGTTGCTGAAGGCGGAGCACCAACTGAAGGTGCTGCTACTTTCTCACAAGTAAATTTAACACCTAAAACTTTAGCGTCTTACGTTGATTGTTCAAGAAAGCTAATGCTTCAAAGTGATCCTTCAGTAGAAGCTGTACTAAGAAATGACATCATTACTCAGTTTGCTAGAAAAATTGATAGCGTTGCTATTAATGGTGGCGGTAGTAATGAGCCTAGTGGAATTATTCCAGCAGTTCCATCAGGAAATGTTGTAGCTATGGGTACTAATGGTCTTGCTCCTACTTATGCAAAAATCGTTGAGCTTATTAAAGCTGTAGACGTTTCTAATGCAATGGGCGGAAATCCATCATTCCTAACTAACCCGAAAGTTATTGCTGCTTTAAGAACTATAGCAAAACAATCTGGTGGTGCTGAAGGTAACTTCATTATGGAAGCTGCAAGCGACATTTTAGGTTACAACATAGCATCTACTACTTTAGTTCCTTCTAACCTTTCAAAAGGTACAGGTTCTAACTTGTCAGCAGCTATATTCGGTGACTTCACTAATGTAATGCTTGGATTCTGGAGTGGAGTCGATGTAGTAGTCGATACTTCTTCATTATCTACTTCAGGTGGAACTAGATTAGCATTTTTCCAAGATTTAGATGTAGGAATACGTCACGGAGAAGGCTTCTCAGTAATTAAAGACATCGTTGCTTAATTAGCAATATTGTTCAGGGTAGCCTTTATTGGCTACCCGCTTTTTAAAGGAAAAATTATGGAAATTAGAATATTAAAAACAACACACGTTAGAGGTGTTCCTAGGCACGAAGGCGAAGTAGTAGATGTTACTGATGCTGAAGCTAAACAATTTATTACAAGTGGATGTGCAGAAGATGTAAGTCACAAAGATAAGCCACTAAAAAATAAGTCAGTTGAATCTCCAAAAAAGAGATCAAATAAATAAAAATGACTTTAGAGTTTCCTAGGGATTTTGACGGATATATGCAGGCCGATTTTGGTGGGCATGGCGAAACCGTTGTATATACCCCTAATGGTGGAACTGCAAAAAGTATAATTATTATTTTAGACGAACAATATGTTGATTTAGATACTGGGAGTGTCTCTGTTGAGGGATATAACCCAGTGGCAACAATAAAAACAACAGACGTTATTGGTATACAACATGGAGACACAATAGCAGTACCAGCAATATCAATTGGCGATACTGTAATTAAGCCAGCAACAACATTTAAAGTTATTAATTTACAAGATGACTTTACAGGCGTAACTGTCGCTTTGTTAGAGGCTCAATAATGGCACATGTTAGACAACAAATAAGAGAAAGGGTAGTAACTGTTTTAACAGGCTTAACTACTACTGGCAATAATGTATTTGAAACAAGGGTATATCCTTTGCAAAATACCGCTTTACCAGCATTGATTGTCTATACAAATTCAGAGGAATCTGAACCAGAGGTAATTGGTACAAACAGATTGATGTCAAGAAGTTTATTTTTAACTGTTGAGTGTTATATCAAGCAAACATCAAACCCTAATGATGGTGTTGATACTATTTGTGAAGAGGTAGAAAAAGCTATAGCAAATGATATTACTTTAAACGGATTAGCTAAAGACTGTTATGTATCAAGTACCGAAACAGAATTTAATAGCGAGGGTGAAAAACCACTTTTGGTTACAACTCTTATATTTTTAATCAACTACTACGTCAAAGAGCAAGCTCCAGACGTTGCAGTTTAACGAGGAAACAATTATGAAATTAATTAGTCCAAATGGCAAAGGTTCTATAGATGCTCCGCTAGTAAAAGTGCAGTATTTAAAAGATAAGGGTTGGAAAGAAGAAGCAGCCCCAATTAAATCTTCTTCAAAAAAAACAAAAAACGAGGAATAAATTATGAGCGTGCACAAAGGAAGTGAGGGCTTAATAAAAGTTGCTGGTAGTAGTACCATTGCTGAAATTAAGTCTTACTCATTAGAAGAATCAGCAGATACAATTGAAGTGACAAAAATGGGAGATGGAGCAAGAGGATACTTGCCAAGTCTTACATCTTTTAGCGGAAGTTTAGATGCTTTTTGGGATGAAACGGATCTAAATGGACAATTGGCTTTGGTTATTGGAACTCAGGTTCAATTAGTGTTTTTCCCAGAAGGTGAAACTACTCCGTATACAAAATACACTGGAAACGCAATCATTACTGGTAAAACAATAACTGGATCATTCGATGGAATGGTAGAAGCTAGCTTCTCAGTTCAAGGTAATGGAGCATTAACACCAGCAACAATAACTTCATAAATATGTCAGCAATAGATAACGCAAAAAAGCATTTTGATGGTCTAGAAACTAGAATTATAGAAGTCCCTGAATGGGGTGAGGATGAAGATAATCCGCTAAAGATTTATTGCAAACCAATAACTCTTTCAGAGACTTCTAAGTTTATGAAACTAGCTAAAGACGATGATGTTCAATTACTAACTTATGTGCTTATTTACAAAGCACTAAATGAGTCTGGTGAAAAGTTATTTACCATCGCTGATAAAAAAACATTATTAGAGAGTGTAGATAGAGATATCTTAATAAGAGTATCAAGCGAAATAATGAACAATGTTTCGCAGGATGAAGTTAAAAAAAAGTAGACAAAGATAAGCAGTTATATCTCAGATATGCATTAGCTGAAAAACTGAACAAAACTTTAGCCGAACTTGATGAAATGACGGTTAATGAGTTTCAAGGATGGCTGGCTTATCTTGAATTAAAGGAAGAAAAGAATGGGAGCACTAACCAGAAGTCAAATTGAATTTGATTTTGTAGCAAATGATAAATCTAAAGATGCTGTTAATAAGTTTCAAAAAAATATTGATAAAACTAACAATACTTTAAAGAATTTAAGAAATACTATTGTCGCTGCTTTTAGCGTTAGAGAAATAGTAAATGCTGCTAACGTAATGATTGGCGTTGAAAATAGAATGAACGCCCTTACAGGAAGTGCTGAAAAGACTGGTATTGCTATGGACCACATGAGGCGTATTGCCTCTGATTCCAGATCAGATTTTGATGCAGTAGCAATGCTTTATACAAGATTGGCTTTAGCTACAGAGCATTTAGGCGCAACTCAAAGAGATGTAGCCGATGCAACACAAACAGTTGCTAATACTTTTATTATTGCTGGTTCA